CAAAAGTCAACAAAATACGTTCTTGCAGGAAACCACCTTCTTCGAGCCGCTAGGCAAATTGGGTGGGATGAGATCAATGCAGTTGAAATTGACTGTGATGATGCTCAGGCTTTGAAAATTGTTCTAGCCGACAACCGTACCGCCGAACTTGGTGATTACGACAATACCGCTTTAATTAGCCTTCTACAAGAGTTAGAAGATTTTGAGGGAACAGGTTACAGCCAGACAGATCTCGAAGATCTTGATACCATTTTGAAACCAGAGCCGGAATCAAGGCCGGAACTGGAATTTTCTATTGCCATGCGTGAAGAAAATAACTATGTGGTTCTTCTATTTAAAGATGCCATTGACTGGCAGACCGCTTGCTCGGTGTTGGACATCTCAACAAAAAAGAGTTGGGATTCACGAAAAGGCTATGAAAGAAACGGCGTAGGTCGCGTTATTGATGGAGCCGAAGTAATCACAAGGCTTTTAAATGCTAATAGTTAGCCCCTCGTACAAAAGAGCCGGAAAAGTTCAGATCCGAGAGTGGTTGCCAGATGTGACTTTGGCAGTTCATGAATTTGAAGCCGCCGAGTATAAGAAAAAAGATGGTGGAAACATCATGGTGTTGCCTGATTCTCTTAAAGGGAACATGGCAAAGGTTCGACAATTCATTCTTGAAACCGTAGAGGTGGGGGAGTGGATCACAATGATGGATGATGACATTAAGGAAGTTGGCTATTTTGGTAGCCCAACTGGTCAACCATCACAAGTTGCCCTGGACACAGAGGGCTTCTATGAGTTGCTAGAGCATGGAAATTCTTTAGCAAACGAGTTACAAACGGGAATTTGGGGTCTGAACGTTCAGAGTGACCCCAAGTTTTACCGAGAGTTCAATCCGTTTTCGCTATCTAGCCCAGTTCTTGGAACCTTTTGCGTTCTAAAAAGAACTAAGGGAATTGATTACGATGCAAGACTTGGATTGAATGAAGATTACGACATCTATCTGCAATACCTCAGAAAATACCGCAAAACCCTGAGAATGAACAGATACTATTACCAGGGAGATCATCTAAATCTTGCTGGTGGCTGTGGCGATTACCGAGTAATTGATGAGGAACGCAGACAAGCAGAAATCATGCAGGGGAAGTGGGGGAAACAAATTGTAAAATACAATTTTGACAAATCTACCAACCCTCGGCTCTATCCGCCAATACCTGGCATTTAAATAACCCATAGAACACAGGACAGTAGAACATGCCTTTTGAGAGAACCGAAGAGATGGCTCATCTTGATACCGCAGCACTCAAATTGCGATCATTAGGATTTACCTATCAACAGATTGCTGATAAGACTGGGATCTCTAAGACAGCCGCTTATCACCGTGTGAAACGTGCTTTGGCAGCCATCCCACAAGAAGCAGTTGAGGAATACCGTCGCCTTGAAGGTGAGCGGTTGGATGTTCTTCTATCTATTGCACAGAATGAAGCCTTTACAAAAAAGAGTATGTGGGCTATTGACCGTTGCCTTTCGATTATGGACAGGCGAGCAAAGTTATTGGGATTAGATGCACCTACCAGACATGAGGTGATTACACTTGATGCTGTCACCGCAGAAATCCAACGGCTCGAACGCAAACTAGGGGAAGCAGACGATGAATCCCGAACAGGAAGAATTGGAGAGGCTCAAGAGGCTTAAAGATCTGTTACTTGAAGATCTGGCTATTGAAGCCGAGATCGAAAAACAGAAATTAGCCTTTAGCCGATATCGAACAAGTGCAAGACCTCACCAGTTGCCACCTGATGGCGATTGGCGTATCTGGCTTGTAATTTCAGGTCGAGGATGGGGAAAGACTTTTACAGGGGCAGGATGGTTGTGCGAAAAGGCACTCATGAATCCTGGAACCGAGTGGGCAGTTGTCGCTCCGACTTTTACAGATGTTCGCCGAACCTGTGTTGAAGGCCCTAGTGGGATCATTAAAAGCCTGACACCCGAACAATTAAAGTTCTACAACCGATCCAACGGACAGATCACTCTGGTCAATGGGTCAAAGATTCACATGATCTCAGCAGATGAACCAGACCGAGCCAGAGGATTAAACCTCTCAGGTGCATGGCTGGATGAGTTCGCTGCTTGGCGATACGAAGAGACTTGGACAGCCGGATTGGCTCCCGCCCTTCGAATCGGAAACCCGCAAGTTGTTATTACGACAACGCCTCGCCCAACGAAACTTATTAAAGAGTTTGCAAACCGCACAGACGGTTCCGTAGTCGTTACAAGAGGCAGTACGTTTGACAATGCTGCGAACCTGTCTGAAGCGGCTTTGGCTGAACTTCGCACAAGATACGAGGGAACTCGAATCGGTAGGCAGGAACTCTATGGGGAATTACTATCGGATAACCCCGATGCTTTATGGAATTTAGAAATGATTGATTCAGCAAGAATTTGGAAAGCCCCTCAGATGGTTCGAGTGGTTGTTGCCATTGACCCTGCTGTTACATCAGGCGAAGATGCTGACGAAACTGGCATTGTCGTTGTTGGAAAGGGAGAGGACGGAAGGGCTTATGTTCTTGCTGATCGCAGTTGTCGTGATACTCCTAGTGGGTGGGCTCACAGAGCGGTAGCGGCATACCATGAATTCTCAGCAGACCGAGTGGTCGCTGAAAAGAATCAAGGCGGAGACATGGTGGAACTAACCATCAGATCCGTTGAACCTACAATTCCCTACAAAGGCATTACTGCCAAAGTTGGAAAACGCCTTCGAGGCGAACCGATTGCTGCGCTCTACGAGCAAGGCCGAGTTTCGCACGTTGGCACTTTCGATACACTTGAAGATCAAATGACTGGATGGATCCCCGACTCAGGTTTCTCACCTGACCGATTGGATGCCCTTGTTCATGGCATTACAGAATTAGGATTGGCTACCGGAGCATCGGCAGATCGATTCTTTGCACAACTCGCACCGGCTTGTACGGCTTGCGGATTTCCAAATGATTCAGAGGCATTTAATTGCAAAGGCTGTGGAGTTCTATTGAGAGAACCCCAAGCGCAGTTGATTACATCTGGCATAAACCCATCTCACCGAGGACAATAAGTGGCTCTATTTAAGCGCAAGGACAAAAGTACGCTCGCTGCGGAAATTGTCGCTGAAATGCAGAAGGCTGGAATGGCCTCAACCCCATTGGGAGGCGGAGCCTATAACTCTGCTTATGCCGCAAACGAAATGTCAACCGCCGGTCAAGGGATCGTCACAACAATAGGCCAGGCTGTTCCAATGCCTCGCCCTGGTTATGTAGAAGGTGGCGGAGGCTTCGGAGCAATGCTCGGCCCAGCAGCACCTTTGCTTCCAGCACCTATTGACGTTGTTCTTGACGAATCAGGTCGTGCTTTACCTCGTAAATACGAATACCAGACTGCAATCAACCTCAACCTCACACAGACCGAGGTTCCGTTCCAAGTTCTTCTTTCACTTGCTGAACAATGCGACATCATCCACCGAGCGATTGAAATTCGTGTTGGAGACATCATCAAGCAAGAAGGATCATTTACTCTTTCAGATCAGGCAATCGCAACCATCATGGAGGAGCAGAACTGCTCTCATGCAAAGGCTGCGCTTATTGGTCGTGAAAAGTATGGGGCAGAGATCAACCGTTTAAAGCAATTTTGGGCTAACCCTTATGTTGCTAGTGATCGTTCATTCACCGAGTGGCTCACAGAAGCAATGTGGCAGGTGCTTGTTTATGACCAACTCTGCGTCTACCCTCGTTACACATTCGGAAAGAAGTTGATTGGGCTAGACATCATTGATGCGCCAACAATCAAGATCTTGCTTGACAACCGAGGTGACATACCTCACCCACCTCAGCCTGCTTACCAGCAAGTGCTTTGGGGATTTCCTCGCGGAGAATTTATTGCTTCACCTGATGCTGATGGCGAGTTCTTCGCTGGCAAAGGTAAGAATGGTGAATTCTTAACTGACCAAATGAGTGTGTTCATTAAGAACCGCAGAACTTGGAGTCCATACGGATACAGTCCAACAGAGGAATCAATCCCTGCGGCAAGCCTGTATCTAAACCGTCAGGTGTGGATGAACGCTGAATACCAGAACGGATCCACACCTCAGACCTGGATGCGAACAAACTCTCAGGAACTTGACATTCACAAATTGGCTGAGTTTGAGCGAATCTTGAATGGTCGCTTAACTGGATCAACCGCAGAACGTCACCGCATCAAAGTATTGCCAGAAGGTTTCGACCCAGTAGCAATGCCAACCCTTGATGAGCGTTACCACAGCGAGTATGACGAATTCATTATTAAGCGAGTAGCGGCAATTTTCGGAGTAAGCCCATCCGCTCTTGGTGTTGTAACTCGTGCCGGACTCGGTGGTGGCAAAGGCCAGATGGAAGGCGAAGCAGAAAACGTAGAATCAGCCTCGACAAAGCCGATGGAGGATTATGTGATCTCATTCATCAATTCATTGTCTCGCCGTTACTTGGATGCTGATGAAAACGTAACCTTTGTTCTCAATGATCGCAAATCATCTCTCGATGCAAAGAATCAGGCAGAAGGATTGCAGGTTTCTCTTTACTCAGGACAAAAGACTCTTAATGATGTTCAGGGAGAACTTGGTCAGAATCTTTACGACATGCCAGAAGCAGATGAACCATTCATTGTTGCTGGCAATACCGTCACTTTCCTAAAGGGATTGTTGGCAGTAAACGCACAGGGCGAAACGACAGGACAGGTACAAGATGCCATCAATTTACGACAAACCGAAGACAGCCAAAGCAAAAAAGACTCGTCAAGCGTTGACAGGCAAGTACAAAGCGGTGGGAGTCAAGGGAAAGCGCCGAAGGGTTCGATAGGATCCGACATTCCAGCAGTTGGCGCACCTTCACAGAAGGAAGCACTAGCCGAGGAACTAAAAGACTTTGGGAGATTTGTCAAATCACGTCACAAGAATGGCAAATGGAGATCGTTTGACTTTGTGACAATCCCTGATTCAATCGGTGATCGTCTCAATGATGCTGGTTACTTTATTGCTAAGGGCGTCACACCAATGCCAGACAACATGATTGAATG